AACGACTTCGATATTATGTTCTTTATTTCAGACGACGACTACATCGAAGAACAGAAGATACAGATTAATCCCGTGACCGAGAGTTTATACTTCGATTTAGAATATATAACACTCTCTGACGGTTCTCTCCTTAACGGTATCGATATGAGTCATCGTGTTACCGACGGCATCTTACATTTTAAGGTCTCTTATGAGTATCACATACTTAAGAATAAACATAATGCTGATCCTATGCTGACTTTACATCAAAATCAAGAGGTTAATACATATGCCAAGAACAAAGAAAACGAACGAAGTGAGTGAAGTAGTAGCGAACGAAGTGAGCGTAGAGAATACTGCTCCAGTCGCTACATTTACTCCAGAAGTGATTATCGCTTCTGATCGCTTTAAACAATACGCCGACTTAATTGCCGCTGTAATCGAAGATCGTGAATACAGCATCGAAGAAGTCGAAGCTTTACTACAAGATACACTAAATAAACCCGTCATTGAAGTTTTCAATGACGAAATCTTCAACGATTAATTTTTTGAATAAAGGAGAACTACTCTATGGCATTAGGTGGCGGTTACTGGCTATTCCAAAATAAAACATTGCCAGGCGCATATATTAATTTCGTTTCCAAGAATAAAGCATTCGCCGAAATCGTAGATCGCGGTTACGCAACGATGGCTTTATCTCTCGACTGGGGCGAAACAGGCAAAATCGTACGTGTCGAACAAGAAGAATTCCAAAAGGATTCGCTTAAAATCTTCGGCTACGACTATGCACACGAAAAAATGAAAGGTCTACGCGATCTTTTTATCAATACTAAAACTTTATATGTATATCGTTTGAATTCCGATGCAGTAAAAGCACAATCTACCGTAGCGACTGCTACTTGCGGTGGTGTACGTGGTAACGATATTGCTGTCGCTATTACGGCCGATATTAACGATGCTTCTAAATTCGTCGTAACGACTTATCTTAAGACAGACGATGTCGTTAAGAAAGTCGACGAACAATCCGGTCTTTCTATGCCTAAAGAACTCGTTAATAACGCATACGTAACATTTAACGATATGACGGCATTCACTCCGCAATCTGCTACTTATTTAACAGGTGGTACTAACGGTACGGCTATTCAAGCATCTGATTATCAAAAGTATATCGAGTTAATCGAACCATACTACTTTAACGTATTAGGTTACGCTGGTTCCGATCAAACAATTCAAAACTTATTTATCGCATTCGCTAAACGTGCTCGTGAAATGACTGGTCAAAAATTCCAAGTCGCTCTTTTCAATAACACTAAGGCTAATTATGAAGGCGTTATCTCCTTAGCTAATAAGGTAAGTGATGCTGGAGCCGAACCTGGTGCTGGTGTCTATTGGTTAACTGGTATCGAAGCATCTTGCCCGATTAATAAATCCCTTACAAATCATGTATACGACGGCGAATATAACTTCAACGTTCAATATAAACAATACGAATTAGAACAATTCATTAAAACTGGTCAATTAGTATTCCATAACGTAGCCGATTCTGCATCTGGTAACGTAAAAGGTAACACTCGTATCCTCGAAGACGTTAACACATTCACAGAATTCTCTAAAGAACGTACGAAAGATTTTGCTCTTAATCAAGTTATCAGAGTCCTCGATAATTCTGCTTATGACGTAGCTCGATTATTTAATAACTACTACTTAGGCAAAACTCCTAACGATAAAGACGGTCGTATCGCCTTATGGAACGATATCGTTAAATTGTTCGAAGATTATGCTAAAGTACGTGCTATCCGAGAATTCGATTCTAAAGACGTCGAAATCCCGACTGAGGGCGACGAAAAAGGTTCTGTAGTCGTAAACTACGAAATCAACCCTACAGTCGCTATGGATAAATTGTACGCTACTTGTATTGTGAAATAAGGAGTACTAAATGGCAAACACTCAAACTATGTTAGCAAAAGACGTCATCCGCGCAGTCGAAGCTCGTGCATATATGACTATTAACGGTAAACGTCGCTTGTTACTCAACGCTAAAAAAGTCACTATTAAAGTCGACAAGACTAAAGAAGAAGTTGCTATTTTAGGTCGTATCACTAAAGGCAATAAATCTACCGGTGCTAAAGGTACTGGTTCTATGACCGTATATGACAATACACCTATCTTTACCGATTTGATGACTGACTTCATGAATAAAGGTAAAGACGTATACTTCGATCTTCAAGTTACTAATGAAGATTCCGACTCCGCAGCCGGTACTCGTACAGTCGTTATTAAAGGTGTTAATATCGATAACTTCGACCTTACGTTAGCCGATGCCGATGGTAAATACCTAGAACAAGACGTAGACTTCACATTCGAAGGTCTTGAAATTCCAGAAAACTTTAAAGAATTAGACGGTATGCAAGCCTAATTCACTTGTAAATAAGGGGCCTCATGGCTCCTTATTATTCTATATCAAGGAGATTAACCTCTATGGCAGATATCAAAAATATGTCCTTAAACGGATTCTTTAAATCTAACGCTAAATCTTTACCCGACGTAAAGGTAGTCGTATCTGAACGTTTTACTAACGAAGACGGTACGCCGATCGAATGGGTATTGCATCCAATTAGTACGAAACGTGTCGAAGAAATTACGAAACGCAATACTAAAACGACTATTAAGAACGGCAAGAAAGAGTCGACTGTTAACGAAGAAAACCTTAACGCTGAACTTCTCGAAGCTGTCGTATTATATCCATCTCTTAACGATGCAGAATTACAAGACTCTTATGGTGTCTCTTCTGCTAACGAATTATTAAGCGTTATGTTATATCCAGGTGAAACACAAGTATTAACTAATGCTCTTCAAGAAGTTATGGCCGGCACTAAGGCTAACGATATCGACGAATTAAAAAACTAATAGAGGAGAATCCCGAGGCATATCTCTACCATAGGGCCCTCCAAGATTTACATATACGTCCGCTCGAACTGAATTCTATGGACGAACAGGAGCGCAATTTTATATTCGCGTCCTTAGCTATACGACAAAAGGAGCGTGACCATATTTCTAAAGAATTAAAACGCAATAAATCAGGAGTAGAATATGTCTATATTATCTAACACGATTAAGTTAAATAACGGTGTTTCTCCTGTTCTTAACAATATTAGTCAAACGGCTGGCACGGCATCGTCTAGTATGTCGAATTTTGCACAGCAAGTAACACACACAGGCAATGCTGCTAATAATGCACACGGTTCTTTATCTAATTTAAAAGCTATTTTCTTAGGCTCGCTCGGTGCGAATATAGCAGCAGCTGCTATTCAAAAAGTAGGCGATGCGATCGGTCATGTCTTCGATGCAGCACAAGAATTTGCATCGATTCAAGCTCGTCTCGGTTTAATAGTCGGCGAACAAGGTAACGTAGCAGCTTTAAATAAAGAAATTTATGAATCGGCTAGACGGTCTCGTACTGAATATGCATCGATGGCCGAAACGGTAGCTACATTATCACAATCGGCACACGATGCGTTCCCCGATCCTAAAGAAGCCGTAGATTTTGCTGAAAAGATCAATAAAGTTATGGCAATCGGTGGTACGACTGGCGAAAACAAAAAGAATGCTATGATTCAGTTGACACAAGGTTTAGCATCCGGTCAATTACAAGGCGATGAATTCCGCTCTATCGCCGAAAATGCTCCGATGATCGAAAACATCATCGCTAAAACGATGGGTGTGTCTCGTGGTGAGTTAAAGAAACTAGCGTCCGAAGGTAAAGTCACAGCCGAAGTCATTAAGAAGGCTATGCTCGAAAATGCCGACGAAATAGAAGATGCGTATCGTAAGATGCCTCATACATTCGCCGACTGGGCTACCGATATTAAATCGGTCGCCGAATATGCATTTGCTCCGTTATTTGATGCTGTTAATGACTTAGCTAATTCGCCAGAGTTTAGACAATTCGTCGACAGCATCGAAAACAATATCCAATATATAGCTCCGATTATTAAGAATGTATTTAATGAAATATCGTATGCATTTAAGCAAGTCTTAACAGTTGGTCAACAAGTGTTTGGCTGGCTACAAGAAAATGCATGGTTCGTACATGCCGCCTTATTTGCATTAGCTACGATAGCTCTTGTATATGCTGCTAACTGGTTAGTAGCGGCTGCTTCGACTGTCGTTGCTACCGTTGCACAATGGGGGTTAAATGCTGCTATGTTAGCTTGTCCGGCGACATGGGTAGCATTAGCTATTATGGGTATCATTGGTGCATTATATCTTGTTATCGATATGTATAACGAATGGGCCGGTACGACGTATACCGTAGTCGGTGTTATCGCTGGTGTATTCGGTGCGTTATGGGCCGCTATTTACAATCAGATTGCTTTTGTATGGAATATCTTTATTATCTTCGCTAACTTTATAGCTACTGTATTTAAAGATCCGGCAAAAGCTATTAAGAATTTATTCGGTAGCTTATGGAATAACTTAGTCGAATTTGCTGTACAAGGTATTAATGCCATGCTCGACGTGATGAAGCAAGTACCGTTCCTTAAAAAATTATTAGACGGTGTCGGTCATGTCGTAGCGTCTAAATTCCAAGTGCAAGTCGATGCTGGTCCTCTCGATGACTATAAGATGCAGTATAAAGATATTGGCGAAACAGCTGGTTCGTGGCAATTAGCCGGCGATAATTTAGTCGGTAAATTCTCTGGTATCTTTAATCCTGGACAACGTAACGACGATGCTACTAATAGTGATCAAAGCACTAAACGAGACGCCGTAGCCGATGCTGCTAAAGACACGGCTAAGAATACGAAAAAGACGGCTAAGAACACAGCGAAGGCGGCCAAAGCTCTTCAATTAACAGCCGATGAGATTAATACTTTGAATAAAGGCGTTATGAATGACGCTATTAAGTCATGGTCTCAACGTACGATTCATTTAAACGTTACGAATAATAACACTATCGATTCTAGTGTCGATTATAACGATTTCAGCACTAGCTTCGCTAACGGCTTAGCGAATGCATTTCAACGTAATACCGGGGAGGCTTTAACATAATGTATTATTTCTATTTAGATAACGTACAGATACCGATACCTCCTAAATCTCTCGAGATTAGCTATAGCAATAAAAACGAAACGATCGACTTATTGCAGACCGGTGAAGTAACGGTACCCAAGCCATTAGGCTTGACCGAGTATTCTTTCGAGATACTCTTACCGAATTCTAAGTATCCGTTTAATCAGTCGATGTTAGAACGTGGTAAGAAGGCCGAGTACTATATGAATCGATTCCACGGCATGAAGACGGCCGGCAATCCAGTTAAGTTTGCCGTCGTTCGTATGAAACCTAACGGCGAAATGCTAAGTATGATTACGGAACGTGTAACGATCGAAGATCTGTCTTCTAAAGAAGATCATGACTACGGCTTCGATTCTTACTTAACGATAAAACTAAAACAATGGCGAGACTACGGCACGAAGAAACTCGTGAT